AGTTGCACTAGGGTATGTACTATTTAAACTAGACCCATTAAGAAGAGCTACCAAAGCAAGCAAACAGATACAACTATAAATTAATAAGGACTACAAAGGAACTAACTATGAAGACAAACAAACCATTATCGCAACTCGTACCAAGTATGATTGCACACACTCAAGCACATTATAACTCACATGTAGTGTATAACTCAGCACTAATCGACATTAGTAACGGTGCATTACTACCCTTTATTGAGGAGAGTATGCAACATGAGCTTAATCCTAGAGCATTTGAAAGGTCTAAACAACGTATACCACCTATCAATATAATCAGTAAGTTACAGACTAAACTCTCCAAAGTATATGGTGAGACACCTGTAAGAAACGCTGGTAAGAACACTGTAGATACAGAGATAATGAATGAGTATGTATCAAGTTGGGAGTTAGACGGTAATATGCAATATGCCAATGACTTACTAGTAATCAACAAATACTGTGCCTTAGAGCCATATATGATTGATGGTGAGCCTAGAATGAGAGTACTATCAGCTAAAGACTTTATTGTATATAGTGATTCAAAAGTTAATCCTAATGAGATGACAGTGTTTATTAAGTTCATGGGTAACACACAAAAAGAATATGAAGAGACTAATGTTAGAGGATCAGCTGTAAAGGCTTGGAAACAAGTAGCACTATTCTATGCTTACTCAGATGACGAGTTTGTTATATATGATGAAGAAGGTGAGATATATGAGCAATCAGACAATCCTTTCGGTAAGATACCATTCATCTACCTTAGAACAAGTAACAATGAATTGATTCCTACACCTGATTCTGACAACTTACCTATGGCTACACTAATACCTAAGCTAATGGCAGACTTAAACTATGCTGTTATGTTTGGTTGTAGAAGCCAAATCGTTGGTATTGATGTTGAGATGTATAATGTAGAGATGAGTCCAGACAGTATGTGGATACTTAACTCAGTTCCGGGTGAGGGTAAGAGTCCTTCTCTAGACACTATTAAATCAGATGTAGATGTTGATAAGGTATTGAATTTAATAACACAGCAACTTTCTCTATGGTTAGATACTAAAGGTATTAAAACATCAGCTGTAGGTAAAGTCTCAGTAGAACAAGCTGCTTCAGGTATATCTAAGCTTATTGATGAGTCAGATGCCAGTGCAGTTAATAGAAAGTATAAGGGTATATTCGAGAATGCTGAGAAAAGGCTATTCAAGATGCTACCAGAACTACATAACACATGGTTAGCTAATGGTGAATCAGACATGACTAGAGCATTTAGTACTAAGTTTGAGCCTAACACAGACCTTATAGACGCTAAGATAATTCCTAATAATAAAGATTTGCTCGAAGAAATGAAGATAGAGTTAGAACTTGGTATTTTTTCAAAGGAAGATGGACTAAGAAGACTTAACCCTGATGCTTCAGATACTCAAATTCAAGATAAGATGGATGATTTAGAGCCAGAAACATTAAACTTCCCTAATCAAGAGCCTGAACAAGAAGAAGAGCCTGAACAAGAAGAGCCTAAAGAGGAGTAATCCATGGTAAGTAAAGTAAACATTCAGGAATCCATATCAATACCTAGTGGCTTATCTGACGCTTTTAAAAGAGAGTTAGGTGAGCGTATACTAGTAGAGGTTAGAGATAGAACGGCAAGAGGAATAGATAAGGCAGGTAAGCCATTTAAGGGATATGCCAAGTCATATGATAAAACAGGGACCGTTAATCTATCACAAACAGGTGATACTTTAGCTGAATTAGACATTATATCTATCGGTTCAACAGCAATTACAATAGGTTATCCTATATCTCATGAAAATGCAGGACAAGTTCACGGTATAGTAACGGGTGAATACGGTAATAAAAACCCCGTAACAGCTAGAAGAGACTTTATAGGACTACCTCAATCAGTAGTTAAGAGAATAGTGGCAGAGATTAAGTCAGAACCAGAGTTTAAAGAAGTAAGAGAAGATAGAGATAGTATAGTAGCAGGAATACTTGGCAGGTTCTTCTAATGGATGTGGCGGATAGATGGCGGATTAAACACACCATATCTCGCATAGAGACCATTCTAAGAACAAACCCATGGCATTGTGACTATGATTACTTAATGGCTTTAAAAGCCGAATTAGAAGGTAAGTTAAATGAATAAGATATGGAAATGCAGAAGAAGTAGCCTAGCTTTAATAGGTATGATTATATGTGATATAGGATTATATCATGGTGTAGATACATCGTCAGCTATAGCGGCAATATGTATGGGCGTAGCAGGAGCTAACGCATTTGAGAAGAAAGGCAATAAGAATGAGTAAACCAAGTAGTGACATAGATAAGATGATAAAGAAGCTTAAAGACATTGGTACTAGCATGGAAGATGAGGTTATAGATGTGGCAAAAGCTGCGGTAGAGCTAATCAAGAAGCGTACTAGACTAGGATTTGGTGTAAAGAACCATGGAGATACTAAGAAGAAGCTTAAACCTCTATCTAAAGAGTATAGAGCACAGCGTAAAAGGAACAAACCAACAGGTCCAACCACAGCAGGTAAGTCTAATCTTACTAAATCTGGTGATATGTTAGATGATTTGAAGGCTAAGAAGAAGGATGATAACACTGCTACCATAGAATTTGACGGTAAAGACTCACAAGACAAGGCTGAATGGGTGTCAGATGACCGACCTTTCAACAAGTTATCTAAGGCAGAACAGAAGCAATTGACCCAAATGCTTGATAAGAAGATGAAAAAGCTAACAAAGAAAGAATAACTTAACGTAATTTTAAGTACTTACATAAAACATCCTATTAATAAGGGTATTATAGAACCAATGGAATAGTAATTCCGCAGACAAAAGGCAGTGCCATGAGTGAACAAGACAAAGACATTAAGATTGAAAACGAAGCTAAAGAAGAGTTTGTAAGTAAGAAGGCTTATCAGGATGTATCCACAGATATGCATAAATACAAAACAGACCTAAAAGAAACTAAAGCATTGTTAAATCAGATTCAAGCTGAACAAGAAGCCGTAAAGAAAGAGGCTTTAGCTGAACAAGGGAGATGGGAAGAGCTTTATAACTCAAACCAATCAGAACTTGACCAGATTAAGCAAGAACGAGACAGCGACAAGAACAAGTTTGTTGACTACCATAAGAAGAACAGCGTGTTACAGAAGATTGGTGGTTTTAAGCGTGATGACTATAACAAGTTTATCGACGTTGAAAATGTTAGTATGAACGATGATGGTTCACTTAATGAAGACAGTTTAATGAATGAAGTAGACAGAATAAAGCAGGAATACCCTGAGTTACTTAAGTCTGCATCTAATACTAAGCTACCTAACGACGCTCCACAAGGGAATGAAGTTGGTCCTCAAGACGCAAATAAGTTACAAGGTCATGAGAAAGTACAGTATTTAAAAAGTTTGATTAAGAAGAAATAATGAAAGAATACTATGTTTATGCCCACTTTACTGGAGACTCACTTAATAAGGTAGTACTAAATGAGACTAGATCTAAGATGAGAGAGTCACGAAGAGGACATACTCCTAATCTAGGTAAAGTTAAAACTGTAGAAGCAAAGTTGAAAGTAAGTAGGTCAATCATTAATTGTAGAGGGGAAGTTTTTAGTTCTCTAAAACAAGCAAGTAAGGTGGTTGGTATAGGCAACACAACAATATGTGAGTGTCTAAAAGGAAGGTCTAATTCAGCAGGTAAATACTCTGATGGGACTAGAATAAAATGGAAATATATTAGTTAATAATAATTAATAACAGCTCTTAAATGAGCAAAAGGAGTATAGCAATGGCTGTATTATCATTAAGCGAGATTCTAAGGAACGATATTCAAAGTTATTTGGGTGGTTCTGATAGTATTCTCATCAAAACAATTCAAGACCTTTCTAGCCGTGTTGGCAAGGGTATGGATAGAGTACAAGTTCCTTTAATCTCAGGATTAGCTACATCTGATGTTGCTTCTGGAACTAAACAATCTGCTGACTCAGTTACTTTTACTGCTGATGTTCTATTGTTAGACCAAGTTAAAGAGTCTTACATGTACATCTCATTTGAAGAAAACGAAGAAAGTGCGATTGACATTAAAGCTGCTTTCTTAGAAGCTGCACCAAGACAAATTGCTAACGCTATGGAAGTTGCTATTGCTGCTCAACTAGCTTCTGCATCTACTAATGACTTTGATTCTGCTTCAGATACTGCTGGTGTATTTGCAATCGATGACATTGCTAATGCTAAGAAGTTAATGGACCAAGCTAAAGTACCTACATCTGATAGATACATGGCATGTAACAGTGACGCAATGGAGCTATTAGCTTCTTTCTCTGAGTTTGAAGACGGTTCTAAAGGACTTTCTCCAGAAGCTTTAAGAGATGGTGTTGTATCAAGAGTAAAAGGATTTAACGTAGTTCAATCTGAAGACGTTGGTTCTAATACTGCTGGTGATAACGAAATTCACTTTTACCACAGAGAAGCGGTTGCTATCGCTCTTCAAAGAGAAGTTCATTTTGTTGAGCAAAGAGAAGAAAGTTACGGACAAGAATTTATTGCAATCAGAACTAAATATGGTGTTAAGGCACTTAATGCTGATGTTCTTAAATTGACAATGGCTCTTACTACAGCTACTTCATAATCTGAAACGATAAGATTAAATAATGCTCCTCTTAGTCGGAAGAGCTTGCCGACTCAGGCTAATCCATTAAGGGGAGTTTATTATGAGAAAATGTGAAGAAGAGAATTGCGATAATTTAGCCAGAATAAAAGGCAAAAGAACAAAGATAACTTACAAACTTTATGTGCAAACTGTCATATATTAAAAACCTATACTAACAAAGATTGGGAGTTATAATGTACCAATCACCAGAATTATTCATTTCATATAAACATATACAAGCTAAAACTCCTGAGAAGCTTGAGCAAATACAAGTCAACTCACAAATGCCTATAGACTTTAAAGCACCTTCATATTCAGAAGGACAATGGCATACATGGTTTCTATATGACCATTCCAAAGATATAAGACCACAAGATAAACTATTAATGAAAGGTAAGAAGTACGAACCTAACCTATAACATAATTAATAAGAGGGAATATGAGTGATGAAAAGGATATAATGTACGATTTACTAAAAGAAGTACGAGATGACGTTAAAGAGCACCGTGAGGATACTCTAGAGCATCAACATCAAACTAATGGTAGATTAGATATATATAATGAGCAGTTAAAGGTTCATATTGATGGTGTACAAACACTAAAGCAATTACATTTAGACAATGTAGACCGTATTAGAGAGAATGAAGATAGAATGAATAAGATAGAAGAACCAAGTAAGCTTAGAAAGCTATTAGGAAACAAGATAATTAAGGTTCTCGGTACAATTACACTGGTATGTGGTACTATAATGGCAATAGCAAAAGTGATTACACTACTTTAGGAGAGTAAAATGATTGATAAAAGAACAACACTAACGGTATTCCATGATGATAACGCATCATTTACGGATTACTCACATAAAATGGGTGCATTTGCTAGAGATAGTGTAACAATGACTATTACTAATGCAGAGGATTATATCTACGTTGGATACCATAAGCCCATCAATGCTGTATATGTAGACATAACAACTCCTAATGGTTCAGAAGGTATTAATACAGTTGAATACTGGAATGGTACAGCTTGGGCTAATGTTAATGGACAATCTGATGATACACTAGGTCTATTCAGGTCAGGATTCATTAGATGGGACAAGAAGAACGGAGATACGGCTAACGACCATGTGGCAAATGAGGTAAATAGTGTGTCAAAGTACTGGTACAGAGTAAGACCTTCTGCTGATAGAACTGGTATAACCCTCAGTGGGCTTAATTTGGTCTTCTCAGACGATTATGAGCTTTCTCTTGAACAACCATACATATCTGACTCGGAGTTCTTAGGGAGCGAATCTAGCCATATTAAGACACATGTAGCAGTAAGGAAAGAGATACTACAGAAGTTCAATAACAAAGACTATTATGTAATAGATGAAGTAACAGGTGATAAAGAAGACGTTACATGTTGGGATTTACTAGATATAGACGAAGTTAAACTATCTGCTTCTTATTTAGCCTTATCTAAGATATATAATCAATTAAGTGACAATCCTGAAGACGTATGGGCAGTAAAATCAGCTCAATATGAGGATAAGTACAATAAATACATCAACATAGCTAGACTATCAGTAGATGTTAACGATAACGGTACAAAAGATGCGGTAGAGAATAAGCCCGGATTTAAGACCAGATACTTTTCGAGGTAACAATGGCAAAAACTCATTACATAGGGAAGGGACACTGGAAACAGGTTATCAATTGTAAGGGGCAGGTTTTTATGTCTCTAATTGAAGCATGTAAAAAATTTAATATAAAAAATACTTCTAGTATATGTAATAATATATCAGGGAGAACTAGTATAGCTGGAAAGTACCCAGATGGTACTGGTATAACATGGAGATATATCTAATGGGATTAATAGCAAATATAAAAACAGGGATTGAGGCTAGATTGGCAATAAGTATACCTTCCTACACAAGGGCTGCATACCAATCAGATATAAGTATGAATAAATTCAAAGGGAATAGTGCTCTTTTTGCAGTACATCCTGTATCAGCTACAGAAGTAGACGGATTAATAGGAGCATATACACTAGACCACCAATTTAAGGTCACTTTAACCAACTCATATAATGCTGGAGCTAAGTCTCAGATAGGTGATTCACTTAAATCTAGCCGCATAACTGAGATAAATGACGACATATTAGCTACTTACAGAGACCTAGTTATTAATAAGGGTAATATAGATGCATCAATACTGCTAATAAGCGAAATGAGTATCGAAGATGCTGAATTTATTGATGAAGAGAAGGTCATAACAGTAACATTCACATTTAACATAAAGTATAAAGTTAACAAGTAATAATCAAATAAGGAGAGCTAAATGGCTTACACAATTAAGAAGAACGTTAAGGTAGCCGTAAAGGGTGAATCAACTGAAGGGACATACGTTGCTCCTGCAAGTGGTGCTGACTTTGTTCAGGCACAAGAAGACGGAATCGAAATGAACGGTTCAAAAGACACACTAGAACTTAACGTAATCGGTACTGGACTATCAAAAGTAGCTCCAAGAGTAGGTCTAGAATCTGCATCTGGTTCATTAGGTGTTTATATGAAAGCTGGTTCAGCAGCTGACGAAGAGCCTGAATATGGAATCATGTTAGAATCATTATGTGGAGCAAAAAGAAGTGCAGCAGCACAGGGAAGTGGCTCAAATCATACAACTACTCTAATCAATGTATCAAATACGTCTGAATATGCTGTAGGAGACATTGTAGTAGTTAAACAAGGTAGTGATTACCATACATCACCAATCGTATCATTAGTGGCAGACACTAGTATTACACTATTAATCGCAGCAGCAGCACCATTCGATGACTCAGTAGTTGTAGAAGCTTTTAATACTTATGTACCAGCTGATGAGGCTCATCCTTCATACTCTGTATCTAAATGGGTAGAAGATGAAGTACTAGAACAATCAGTAGGATGTAAAACAACTAGTTTAGCTGTTGAATCATTCAGTACTGGTCAAGTAGCTAGTCTTAAGATGGGATTTGAAGGTTCTAATTATACAAGAAGCCTTACATCAATTCCTTACGAACCAACATACGATACATCTGAGACACCAATTATCTTAGACGCTTGTATACACCAAGATGGTAACATCATCCAAGTAAATGACTTTACACTTAACGTAGAGAATACTCTTGGTTGGATTAAAGATACATGTAACGGTAAATCAGCTTCTAGAATCACTTCAAGAATGGTTTCTGGAACAATTAATCCTTATAAAGAAGACGATAGTATTGATAACTACACGAAATTTGATGCAAACACATCATTCTCACTAGTTATCACTGCACATAACCCTAATGCTACAGCAGGTGAATATAGTGAATCAGTTTCATTCTATATGCCAATATGTACAATCACTGAATTAGGTGAAGGTGACATTGACGGAGTACTTACAGAAGCTATTAGCTTTAGTGCCAACTCAGTAGATGGAACAATCAAAGAGTTATATATATCAATTTCTTAACAAGGAAGGTCGTATCTACACCGTAATGGTGTCCTCAACATAACACAAAATCAAGGGGTTGCAGTAATGTAGCCCTTTTTTGTACGTTTAATAAGGTACTATAGACAAACAATCATATGACAGGAGATATGCAATTATGATGATTTACAAGACGAGTGACAAAATAAGCGTGAACATTGATGGAATAGATATTAAAATTAGTCCATTAACTCATGCTCAGAAGACCCAATTACAGTCTCACATGATGAAAGCTGTAGCTGGAGATATGGAAGCAGCAATGGATAGTGTAAGGTTATCGATTAGCTTCTCTTTAAAAGATATTAAGGGCATCACTTTTATGGATGAAGATGGTGAAGAAAGAGAGTATAAGTTACAGTTTGAAGACGGTTTACTAACAGATGAGTGTATTGACGATATGTTAAATATGCCTATATCTGGTAAGTTAAACTCTGTATGTGCTACTTTGTTGCAAGGTGTACCAGATAAGATCGTTGATGAGAATGGTGATGAAATTGAAGGTATTAAGATAAAGAAGAGTACGGCTAAGAAGCCGGGAAAGCAGAAGAAGAAGTAGTTGGGAGTTTCCATTACCCTATGTTTTGGGAATATATACACTCACAAATACTTCGTATAAGTAGTATGTCAGTAGCGGAGATTGCGATGGTAAATGCTACATGGCTAACATTAACTGTAGATGAGTTTAAATGTAAGCAAACAGAAGAGATATTATCTAAGCGTAGAGATGCTGAAGTAGCAATACAGTATGTAAGAAAAGAGAAGGGTTGTGGAGTTATAAGTAAAGTTCCAAAGGTAGAGATAGATGGTATAGAGTATTACTCTTGTCTATGTCATCCGAACTTTAATGACTCAAGTGTTCATGAATATATGTGGCTATATAGGCAGTATAAAGCAGGACACTTAGGCTACGCAGGAAGTTTACTAGACCAACCTTCAAAGTATATAGAGTTAATCAGGTTTATGGATAGACTTGACGCTGAACATCAAAACAATCAATCAGAAGGGCAATAACAATGGCAAGTAACACAGTATCATTCGATTTAGAGTTGGCAGTAAAGGGGTTTGAACAGAATCTCAAGAAAGTCGATAATAATTTAGGCAAATTTCATAAAGACTTTCAAAAGAGTGCTAGTAGATCCTCTCAAGCATGGGCATCATTTGCAGGTAATCTAGCAGCTAACGCTGTTGGAGCACTGGCAAGAGGTATGGGTGACTTTGCAAAAGGTACTGTCGATGCAGCTATATCCTTAGAAAAGATGAGCACTGAATTAGGTGTCATGCTAGGGTCAGCAAAAGCTGGACAGAAACAACTAGAAGAATTACAGCAGTTCGCAGCTACTACACCATTTCAATTAACCGGAATTGTTGATGCAACTAAGAAACTACTATCATTTGGTGTAGCTTCTAAGGATATACAAAGTACATTAACCACACTAGGTAACATTGCAGCAGGTTCTGGTAAGCCAATTGAAGACTTAGCACGTATCTTTGGTCAAGTAAGAGCTGAAGGTAAATTAACTCTAGAAAGACTAAACCAACTAAATGATTCAGGTATTGCGTTAGGTACAGTATTAGCAACAAACCTAAACAAGTCAGTAGCAGAAGTAAGAAAAGAAATAACTAAAGGTTCTATTTCATTTGGAGAGTTTAAGACAGCAATGAATGACATTCAAGGTGAAGGTGGTATATTTGCTCAAGGGATGATTAAACAAAGTAAGACATTAGGTGGAGTATTAAGTACACTATCAGATAATATCTTTAACTTCCAAGGACAGATAGGACAAGCATTACTTCCTGCTATTAAATCAATGGCAATAGCATTTATAGAGACTATTCAGGCAATTTCTAAACCATTAGTAGCATTTATTGGATGGATCAATGAAAATTCATTAGCTCTTAAGGTAACACTATCGACAGCATTAGCAGCTGCTACAGGCGCTCTAGTCTATTTTAACGCACAGTTAATCATTATGAAGGTACAAGCCGCATTAGCTTGGGCAGCAGCTCTAGCACCAGTTACATTGGTTGTGGCAGGTGTAGCATTAGTTGGTGTAGCATTATTTAAGATAGTACAACATTGGGATAATATAAAAAGAGGAGCACAACTAGCTATGGCAGCTTCTTTGGAGTTTGCTGGTAGGTTTGTTGATGCAGCTAAAGAGAAAGCGGCAGCAATAAGAGAAGAAATAGCAGCAGAAGACGCAGCTAAACAAGCAATTATAGATAAAGAAGCAGCATCTGTTGCAGCATCTGAAGCTAGAGTACAAAGAGTAGCTTTAGAGAAAGCCGCAGCTGAAGAACTTAAAGCACAAAAGATGTTAGACCTAGAAGAAGAGAACTTGTTGTTAGCTTCAAGAGAGCTTACAGAAGAAGAAGTTCAAGAGAGAGTATTAGAGATTCAAAGAAAAGCAGCGTTAGATTACAAGACAATCAATGCTAAGAGAATTAAAGATACATTAAAGGCTCAAAAAGAAGCAGGGAAGAAGACTTTACTAGAGGAAGTTGCTTTAGATAAACAACAAAGACAAAGAATTATAGACATGAATAACTTTAAAGTTAAGTTGGCAGAAATAGATGCTAACAATGCAGCTAAAGGTTTTCAATTAGGAGCACAACTAGCTAAAGATGGATCTAAAGAACAATTCCTAATCAATAAAGCAGGAGCATTAGCTCAGATATATGTTAACGATGGACTTGCTAGATCAGGTGCATTTGCTCAAACATCAATGATACCTTACCCTGCTAACTTAGCGGCTTTGGCACAGATGAATGCAAGTATATCACTAAACACAGGTTTAGCTACAGGTATTGTTGCTGCACAGTCAATTAAAGGTTATGAACGTGGAGGTATTATTCCGGGATCAAGCTTTACAGGAGATAGTGTTCAAGCCAATGTAAACTCAGGAGAGATGATTCTTAATAGAGGACAACAAGCTCAGTTATTCCAAGACCTTAACAATGGTGGAAGTGGTGACAATGGTGACTTAATAAGTGCTATTAACAGTCTAGGTGATAGAATAAGTTCAATGGAAATAATTGTACAAGCAGATGATACAGAGATTGCTAGAAGTGTTTCTAGAGGTGTTCAGAATGGTATCGTAATAGGAGAAAGTAGGTAATGAGTAATTTAACCTTTCTAAGTGATAATAGGGTGTTAGAAGCTAATCTAAGCATGATTACTGGTACTGAGAACACTCAGTTTCCCTTAAGTAACATAATGAATGACTTTACAACAAAGGTCTTTAGAAGTAATGAGGACAACGTAGAGTTATTAGTAGATTTACAATCTACAGTAGCTATTGACTCATTTGCCATAGTAGGTTCATCAGTTAATGGATTAGGACTAGGAGATATATCTATATATGGCTCGTTAAGTACTGATTTTACAGGTGCTACAAAGATAGACATAGACATTAATGCCAATCATAACTTTGGATTTAAACTATTTACTCCTGATGCTTCTTATAGATACTGGAAGATAGTAGTTAATAATACAGGTGGTTCTTATGTAGAGATAAGTAACTTCTACTTAGGTATTAAGACAGAGTTTGCTAATAACGGTATATCAACAGAATCATTCAAATATACTGATATAGATAACTCTAAAACAGTTAAGAATAAATACGGTCAGAGATTCATTGACCAATATAATAAAATAAAGAGTTTATCAGGTACTATGAAGTATGTTAATGCTACAGAGTTTGATGAATTAAACAATTTATATATACAAAACAGACGCTCTACTCCTTTATGGATTATAGTAGACCCAGAAGGTTGTATGGCTAATGATTCAGAGTGGATTTTCTCAGGATATGTTTACTTTGATGCAGACCTTAAGTGGTCTTTAGTAGCACCAGCCTTATATAACGTGTCATTAAAATTCAGTGAAGGTACATAATGAGTTATTTAGCAGTATCAAGTTTTGACGATGACTTTACTACAGTAGATATAGGTATGAGAGTTACTTCTCTAGTTATGATTAAAGCTATAAGATTTAAGATGTTTAAACATGGAACTATAGCTGATGGAACACTAACATTACAAGTCCTAAATGAGGATGATACTGTAATAGGGACTAAGGCTATCACAGCTGCTGAACTTAATACAGGTATTCCAGCTACTTATGCTCATGGATATTTAAACTTTCAATTTGATGAACAGGTATGTATAAATAAAGATGAGGGTGATGATTATATTGAACTTACACTTAGATTAACTATGTCAGGTCATACTGAGGATACAAGTAATTATGTAGCTTTAGTGAGACAATTTGAGGGCGAATTTGTTGATGAATATGGTTCAAGACCAACGGCAGATAGTCCAGAAATGGATGGGTGGTTTAATCCTTATGGTGTAGAAATTTATGGAATACAATAGAGCTTAGAGCTAAGAGAAACAGCGGTACAGCTACTGGAGAGTTTCTTGGTAGCGGAAATAGAATGACAATTAGAAAAATAACAACTTAATAAGGTAATGTAGGAGAATATAATATGAGTAGTAGAAAAATAACAACTTAATAAGGTAATGTAGGAGAATATAATATGAGTAGTAGAAAGATAGAGTTTTTTGATGGGTTTTTATCTGAAACTACACCAAGTTCAACAATTCCAACTGGACCGCAGGGGTCAAGTATACTTCAAGGTACTATTGATCCAACAACTGAAGGTGAAGATGGTGATACATATATAAATACTACTTCAGGTGAGATTTTTGAAAAAGATAGTGGAAGTTGGGCAAGTACTGGCGATTTAACAGGTCCAGCAGGTGCTGGTATATCCGCAGGTGGAACTAGTGGTCAAGTGCTAGTTAAAGACACAGGTACAGATTATGATACATCATGGGTAGATAATGCTCCTGCAGATGGAACAGTAACAAATGCTAAAATAGATGCTTCAGCCAATATAGAAATGAGTAAACTAGAGGCTTTAACAGCTTCTAGGGCAGTTGAAACAGATGGATCTGGAGAATTAATCCCTTCTGCTGTAACAAATACTGAACTTAATTATTTAGATGGAGTTACTTCTGCTATTCAAACACAGATAGATTCTAAATTAAATAGTACTGGTGGGACTATATCTTCAAACCTTACTGTTAGTGGGAATTTAACAGTAAATGGAACTACAACAACTTTAAATACAGCCACTTTAGAAATAGAAGATGCAAACATTACATTAAATGAAGGTGGTAATCAATCTTCTGCTGGTGCTGCTGCTGCAGGTATTACTATTGAGATGAGTGATGCTACTGATGTTAGAATTGGATATGATTCAACTCTAGCTTCTAAATTTAAAATTGGTGATGTTGGTTCAGAATCTGAAATAGTTGATGTAGATAGCTCACAAACATGTACTAATAAAACAATAGATGCAGATAATAACACCATATCAAATATAGGAGATGAAGAGCTTAAAGCAGGAATAGACTCAGCTAAACTAGCAAATGGCACAGTATCTAATGCTGAGTTTCAATATCTTAACGGAGTAACCTCTGATATACAAACTCAAATTAATAGCGCTCTTACTAATCCTATGGATGGCAATGGACAATTGATATATGGAGCAGGTTCAGGAGTAGCTACTAAATTAGCTGCTGGAACTAGTGGTCAAGTATTGCAATCAAATGGAGCATCAGCACCAAGTTGGACAACTCCAGCAGGTGGTGTTTCAGTAACAGCCGTAAGCTCAAATATAACTTTAGCTGCTGGAGACATTTATTTAGTAGATACATCTTCTTCTAGGTCTTTAACACTACCTTCTCCTTCAAGTGGAGATAAATTAACAATTAAGGATAAAACGGGTCAAGCCAACACTAATAATATAACCGTTATTAGAGCTGGTTCAGAAGATATAGAAGGTGTTGGCGCTTCAAGAATACTACAAACTAATTGGGGCGCATGGACATTTGCTTCTGACGGTACTGATTGGTATATA